GTTAAAGTATACAAATCGTGTGCGTGCTCAGATGGATCTAAAACAGTATCAAGTTCAAAATCGTTATTCTGGCGTCGCTCCGCAAGATCCTTATGAATATTTAGCTCGTATTCTCGGCAATGCGAAAGGCCTTGTTGATGCTAGTCCGTTGGGCCTTATCACACAAGTTTTTAAGTGAGTTTTCTGTTAGAAATCTATTGACTTTCTATTTAAGCTATGTTATAATTTAAACATAGAAAGAGAGGTTGATAGGTATGAAAGAGTTAAAAAAGTCGAGAAGCGTTTATTGTACAGAGAGTGAATACCAGCGTTTGAAGAATGCTCTTGCACTTATTCGTGTTTATGATAATCTCGGTCCTCTTGCATTTTCCGAGAAGGCTTTCGCTGAACAGTCTTTTTGGAAGATAGTGAAAGGAATTGATAAGCATGATTAAGTTTGTTAAGTTTATTTTGTTTTGCTGTTCGCTGCTGCTCGCTTTATTTATTGTGCTTTTCGTGCTGATTCTTGTAGTCAGTACGGTTGACGTTTTGTTTTGAGAGAGGAAATGATATTATGAAACGACAAAAAATGAGTAAGAAAAAGAGTAGTAAGAATTTCCGCCGCGGGATGAAGGTTAACCCCAAAAATAAGCGTTCTATCCCGATGCGTGGCGGTTTCCGGATGTGATGCTATCGTAGTTTGTTAGGAGATGTTTATTGTGCCATGTTATCATCCTATCCCCATGTGGTATAGTAAGGAAATAAATAAAGACACTGGTAAGCGTTCCTTAACAGCAAATTATGGCAATGCGTGGCGTCCGCTCGGTAAACTCCCCGAAACGATTTATGTTCCGTGTGGTCAGTGTGTCGGCTGTCGGCTTGAGTATAGCCGACAGTGGGCTATGCGCTGTGTACATGAGTTTGAAATGGCTGGTTGCGTTGGATCATTTTTAACGCTTACTTATAGCCCTAGATATTTGCCGGAAGATGGTAAAATTCATAAGGATGTTTTTCAAAAGTTCATGAAGCGGCTTCGTAAGAAGTTTGGCAGTGGTCTTCGCTTTTTTGCTTGTGGCGAGTATGGCCATAGGTTTAAAAGACCCCATTATCATGCAGTTATATTTGGCTTACAATTCCCGGATTTAATGATTCATACGGTCAAAAATGGTTTCCAGTATTATCGCAGTCCGATATTGGAGAAGTTGTGGCCTTATGGATTCAGTTTGGTTGGTAGCGTTACGTTTGAGTCGTGCGCTTATGTTGCTCGCTATGTCATGAAAAAGCAGACAGGTGATGATGTTGACGAATCTTTACAACCCTTTGTTTTGATGTCGCGCATGCCAGGTCTCGGTCATGATTGGTATGAGAAGTATAAAAGTCAGGTTTATCCCAATGATTTTATCGTTGTTCGCGACGGCGTGACGTGCAGGCCACCTGCATATTATGATTCTTTGCTTGAAAAGGATGATCCCGATTTGTACGAGAAAGTCAAAAAGGCTCGTCAAGACAAGTATCGTCGTGATGAGTCGATGACAACGGAAGAATATGAAATTGCTCAGATTCAAGAGCGGCTAAAAGCCCGTAAGCTAACAAAGCTTGTGCGAAAACTGCATGATGATATGGATATGTATGAGTAGATTCCATTTGACTTTTTGCCCCCCCGTATGGTGCTGTTGTACTAACGAGAGGGCATTTTTTTATATTTAAAATGAGCGATCCTTTTCTGTTTACTCCAAGCAACACTCCCTCTCGGAAAGGAGGTCCTTGATTGCCACGGTGAAATTGTTTTGCTCTCGTATTAGTGGAACGGTGACGTACGGTGGCGTTTAGTCTTTATTAAAATATTTTCATATTAGAAAGGAGTTTAGAAATCACTATTCTTGCACGTGTCTTACACGTTATTTTTACCGCTGTTTTTGATTTTATTCTTAACGTTTTAAAAGGAGCTGTTACAAAATGCTTAAAGTTTACTCAATCTTGGATGATAAAGCACAGTGCTTCAATACGCCGTACTTTGCCCAAAATGACTTGGTTGCTAGCCGTTCTTTTAGTGATTTGTGTAATGATAGTCGGAGTCTTGTTAGTCAGCATCTCGGCGATTTCCACTTGTATTGTTTAGGTGAGTTTGATGACGAAAAAGGTCTTCTTAAGCCTTATGATGTGCCTAATTTTATTAGTCACGCCTTACAGTATGCTAATGTCGAAAGGAATGATGTTGATGGAGATTCGTTCTAGATATAACGCCGGTGTCCGCGAAGGTTGGAAGTCGAGTACTCCTTCTATGACGCAGCAGCAGTTTAAAGACGAAGCAGATATCAATTATATCGTTTCAATGTATGATTCTTCTGGTGTTATGCCTACGTTTCACGGTGACGGTCAGCCTGCGCAGCCTGTTTTTGGTGATTTTGCATCACTGCCGGACAATGCGCAGGAAATGTACAATCGCATGATTGAGGCTAAAAATAACTTTGACAATTTGCCGTTAGAGGTTCGTAAGCGTTTTAATTATGACCCTGCTGCTTTCCTGGATTTTGTTGACAATCCGGAAAATTTGGATGAGCTTGTGGCCATGGGTCTTGCCACCAAGACCGTTATTAACTCTGATAATCATACAGGAAATACGGATAATAATGCAGTCGATAATGCTAATGAATAGGCATTTTCTCAATAAATGTCACTTTTTATCAGAAAAGCTGAAAAACCGCATGGTTGACACTTTTGTTTTCAGGTCGTACCAGTTCTACTTGATGTAACTGGTACGACTGACACCAATGTTAGATTGGTGCTCTAAATACAGATGTTAGGAGATGTATAAAAATGTCAAAAAGAGCTACTCAACACAACTTTGCTATAAGTCCACAAAACCAGGTTCCCCGGTCTTCGTTTAAGCGTTCTCATACGGTTAAGACTACGTTGGATGCAGGTCGACTTGTTCCTTTTTATATCGATGAAGTTTACCCCGGTGATACTTTTAATTGTAAAGCAACGCTTTTTGGCCGCATGGCTACGCCGATTGTTCCGGCCATGGATAATGCTTATATGGATACTTTCTTTTTTTTCGTTCCATATCGTTTGCTTTGGAAGCACTGGAAAGAGTTCAATGGTGAAAATCCGCTTGCCGGTTATCAGAGCACAGAATATGAAGTGCCGCAAATGACGGCTACAAACGCTCAAGTACAGACGCTTTGGGACTATTTCGGCTTTCCGACTGATGTAAAAAATAAGTTATCCGTAAGTGCGTTTCCGTTCAGAGCTTATTGGAAGATTTACAACGATTGGTTCCGTGACGAAAATCTTCAGAACGCCGTTTCAATCCAGACTGGCAATCCGCTTTCTTCGACTTCGTCAGAAGACGACGCTTATGGTGGCGATGCTATGCAAGATGCTACGACTGCGCAGTGTTTTTATCGTGGTAAGCGTCATGATTACTTTACAAGTGCCTTGCCCTGGCCGCAAAAAGGTCCTGGTGTAGAGCTGCCTCTTGGTCAGACTGCTAGTATTACTGGTTCTTTGCCTCTTAGCGGCTCTGTTGGTATTGCTGAGCCTTTGCCTGGTTGGACGGATCCTAATCCAGGTTTATACGTTCATGTAGCTGGTGTTAATACTGAATCTTTTTCTACTGTGAAGTTAAAGGGTGGTCAGCGTCCTGCGCCGTCTAATTCGCTCGATACCCCTTTAAGTTTATCTCTTAATGGTACTGCTGATGCAACTAAAGCTACGGTTGATTTATCTACCGCAACTGCAATTACAATTAATAGTTTACGTTCTGCTTTTGCGCTTCAACGATTCTATGAAAAAGACGCTCGTGGTGGTACGAGATATACTGAAATTATTCGTTCTCATTTTGGTATTATTTCGCCGGATGCTCGTCTTCAGCGTAGCGAATACCTCGGCGGTGATTCGACACCGATTATGTTTAACCCCGTTCAGCAGACGTCTTCTACGGATACAACTTCGCCGCAAGGTAACCTGTCTGCATATGCTTTGATGAGTACACGTGTTCATGGATTTAATAAGTCTTTTACGGAGCATGGTATTGTAATCGGTTTATGCAATATTCGCACTGATTTGAGTTATCAGCAAGGTATTAATAAGACATGGCTTAGACAAACTCGTGAAGAATTCTATTGGCCTACTTTTGCTCATCTTGGCGAGCAGGCTGTGTTGAATAAGGAGATCTACGCCCAGGGCACTGATGCTGATAACCAGGTTTTCGGTTATCAGGAACGATATGCCGAATGCCGTTATCATCCATCCATTATTACTGGTAAGATGCGTTCAACATATGCGCAGAGTACGGATGTTTGGCATTTTGCCCAGAAATTTGATGCGCTCCCGGCTCTTAATGGTGAGTTTATCCAAGACCAGGCGTCTTATCAAGCAATTAAGCGTATTAGTGCAGTACAGTCTGAGCCTCAGTTTTATCTTGATGCATATTTAGATTTAAAGTGCGCTCGTCCGATGCCGGTTTATGGTGTTCCTGGTATGCTTGACCATTTTTAAGGAGTGATGATATATGAGTTTCTTGTCATCGGTTGCTGGTGCTGCACTTGGCATATGGTCGGGTAATAAGTCGGCTAATGCCCAGGCTGCACTTTCCCGTGAGCAAATGAAATGGCAATCTCAAGAAGCGCAAAAAACTCGTGATTGGCAAGAAAAAATGTCTTCTACCGCTCATCAGCGCGAGATTGAAGATTTACGTAAAGCTGGTTTAAATCCCATGCTTTCTGCTATGGGTGGTCAAGGTGCGTCTACACCTGCCGGTGCAACCGCTTCTTATTCTTCCAATGCGTATACTGGTTATGGTTCGGATGTTTCTAATGGTATTAATGCTATGACTGGTATGTATTCTGCTAAAACGAATCGAAAAATTCAACAGCAGCAAGAAAAGAATCTGGAGCAGCAAAATTTGAACCTCGGTGCGGATACATATAAAAAGACACAGGAAGGTCGTGCTGCATCTACGGAAGCAGATTACAGAGAAGCTATGTTAAAGATGCAATTAGTACAGCTGCTTGCTAATGCGAATAATTTACAAGCTAATGCTGATTTTACAAAAGGTGTCGGTACTGCCAAAGCACAGTCTGAGATTGATAAGTATACTGCTGAGGCTCGTTATATTAGCGGCCCTCAGACGGATGTTGCAAATGCGACGACTGCAAATCTCGGTGCTCAGACAAACCGGATTAACGCTTTGTTGCCACATGAAATCGCAAAAATTGATAGTGATATCGAGAAGAATGTGCATGAAATTTTACGAATTGATTCTGAGACAAGCTTAAATCAAGTTAAAATGATGACCGAAAAGTATATACAGGGCGAGCTTAGTGCTCGCTCGCTAGTTGAGTATCTAAAAGCTAAAGGTCAGACTGAAGATAATGCGTTAAAGTATACAAATCGTGTGCGTGCTCAGATGGATCTAAAACAGTATCAAGTTCAAAATCGTTATTCTGGCGTCGCTCCGCAAGATCCTTATGAATATTTAGCTCGTATTCTCGGCAATGC